GCGTTGCTAGTGAACGGCACTGGAGTCTCCGCCCTGAGATCAAGTCCAAAGCCGGAATCCCGAATATCGCTATCGCTCAAGCCGGCACTCCAGTCATCCGCCGCGCCGCCATAAATAACTTCAGCATCCGAAGACGGCCAGTCCGTCCCTGTATCGGCCTTGTTATCGCCTATCTGGCCGGAGCTTGTGCGCAATGAGATCAGCAGGTCAGCGATGCCCCCGATGCCGCCCAACCTTTCAACACCCACTTCAATTCCGGAGATCGTGGCTCCCGAAGGAACATCACTTGTCGTGAAGCCAAAATTTGTTGCTCGGAGGATCTGCGTCGATGAGCTGCCTATGAAACTGGTTGCGCGGCTGTCATCGGACGCGGTGATGTTGCCGGGATTACTCCACGCGTCATCGCCCACCGACGCATCATTCGCGCCCGCCCCCGCGCTTTTCCAGGCCGTCGTGAACGGTGCGGCCCCAGACTGAGCAACCGACATGCCAGGACACATGCCGGGCAGAAAATAGTTCGGCTGCGCAAAGCCGAGCTCCGGCGGAAAGCGCAAGTGATGATCGGGAAGCCATAAGCTCGAAAAACGGCGGAGGTCGTTCATATCTTGCTCTCCAGTGCGGCTACGCGAGCTTTCAGATCATCAAATTCGGCGAGAAAGTCACGCTTTGGCTCTGGCCTGCTTTGCGGAATGTCCTCGATTGCGAAAACCTGCTTAACCTGCCCGCTTCTGTCCTGCTCAAACCGCTCATGTCCGACCTTGCGCTTGCCATCTGGTACGCTGAACGGTTCGGCTAGATGGACGCCGTAAGCCGCCCGGTCCTTGGCCGTCCAGCTCTCATGCAAGATCACGCGCAGCCGCGCCTTGCGCTTGCCGTCCAGGCTCAGCAGTACGGGGTTGCCCTCGATCCGCTCGAACCCTTTCTCCGTCTCCTTAACTGCGATCATACGTCGCTCCCGTCGATGGCCGTGACCAGGAATTGCCCGGTGCCCTTACAGTAGATCGTGAGCAAGTAGAACTTTGTGCTCGTTATGTCGTCCAGTGTGGGTAGCTCGCCGCCATACTCGTTGCCGAAGCTCAGGGTGCGCGGCGTGCTGTTATTACCCTTCACCAGGATGGTCCGATACTGCCCCGGTATCTCGTTCGTCGGATTGCCGAGCGTGCGATTGGCGGTGAGGGTAACCTCGTCGTTGATGAAGGCCGTCCAGCTCACGCTGATTGTCGATGCATCGCTCAGCGTCGTTGAGGGGGCCGCCACGCTCGACAGATGCCCGGCATTGAGGAATTTGTCGTTTGTGGCAGCCCTCACCTCCGGCTCGGTCGCTTCCTCCACAACCCCCGTCGCCGTTCGGGTTGCTGCCTGCTTGATATTGCCGAAAGCGGTCTGAGCGTCATTGAGCCCGGCAAGGTTCCCGGACTTGCTAAGGTAGTCGGAGGCGGTCTCCTGAGCCATCGACCCCAGTGCGAGATCGCTTCTCGTCTGCGCCGCTGTGCGCCCTTCAATCGTGTCGGCGCCGGTAAAACGGGCGTACTGCCCAGAGCTTGGCGTGCCAGACGTCTGAACCTCGCCAGCTGGGCCTGTTGGACCTGTTGGTCCCTCCGGTCCTTCCGGACCTGTTGGTCCTTCAGGGCCTGTTGGACCTGTTGGTCCTTCAATGTTGGCTGAGGCAGTTCCCCAGCTTCCTCCAGATTTCGGTCCGTAGACGTCACCGGAAGCTGTATCAAGATACATGTCTCCGTTTTCACCGAGACCACTTGAAGGTGCGCCAGAACCGGTCAACCATACAACGTCATCACCTTGTGGCCCTTCCGGTCCTTGCGGTCCTTCAGGGCCTTGCGCGCCTTGTGGCCCTTCAGGGCCTGTTGGTCCTTCAGGGCCTTGGTTCCCTTGTGGCCCTTGAGCGCCTGTGTCTCCACGTCCTGTGAAAACCACACCGAACCGCGAGCCAGCGACGAATGTCGCGGCCGACGTGGCCGCTTGGACAGTTATCGATACCTTGCGGTAGCCAGTACCATCGATGATGCTGCCTGTTACCGTCGCCAGTAAGAACGCGCCTGTGTCATCCGAACGCAAGAAGATCGTCCCGCGGTCCGTCGCTTCGCCGCGGTCGTCCAGCGTGTCGAGCCACGACCCCTGTGACAGTCCGTCGGCGTCCTCGCCGTCAAGGTAGATCGTGCCGGCGCTGCCCGGTGTGGTGTTATCGAGCCGGAAATTGCCAGGGCCGGGAGCGGCGTCGGCTGTTTCGGACTGGAACCGCCACGACACACCGACAGGCGGCGTGTTTTTCTCCTGGGCAAGGCTGATCCCTTCATAGCGCCACGTAACGACCTCGTCGCCGGACCCGGCGTCGATACGGTAAACTCCGCTTGGCGCGTGAAAAAAGATGCGGCCGTTCTCGTCCGCCTGTGTAGGATTGCCGAGCGGCGTCGCACCGTTGCGATCCTCGTAAAGGCTGGCGATCGGGGCGCCCGCCGATTCATGTCGCACTTCCACGGATGCAAAGGGTTGGATATTACCCTTGCTGTCCTGGACCGTTGCTTTCCATGCTGGTAGAGGCATCTAGTTCACTTCCGTTCCGCGAATATCGCCAACGCCCGTCTTGGTAACGTTGGACACACCATTGATAGCGTGGCCGGCTGTGCCGCCAACCGTGGCAAGACCATCTTCTCCGTCTTGACCCGGATCGCCGCCTTTGCCGCCATCTGGTCCGCTTGGCTCACCGCCTTTTTCTGTCGTTCCATCTTCACCGGGACCATCGAAGCCGTTTTGACCACCATTGCCAGGGAGCTGACCAGCACCGCCTCCACCCGCATCGCCAGGGATAGAGGCGGGACTTGAATTGCCGCCGCCGCCACTGCCCGACCAGACTTCGCCAGAGCCTTCATTCAGCGCCAACTCGATAGGTACAGTCGTCAACAGCGCGTCGCCGCCATCTTGGCCCCCAATAAGCTCGTTGGCGTTGCCACCGTCAGCGCCTTTGCCCTGTATCCGTCCGCGCACCGTGAGTTTGAGCGAGATGCCAGCCGGCCAGCTCCCTACGTCGAAGGCTGTGAGTGTCGTATCTTCCGATCCAACAATGACGCCCTCTTGCACAATGCAATGGACCGTGACCTGCGGGCTTTCGCTCCCTGTAGGATCGGGGAAAATTTGATCGTGTAACGCGCGCATGTTCACGTTGAATGCATCCGCGTCGATCACGATGACGCGGTTCGTCAGATCGACCGGTGTCGCATTGAAAAGCATTTCGTCGGCTTCGACACGGGTCCTGGCCGGGCCGGGGTTGAGCCGCGTCACCTGGATCGGCGCATCCGTCGGCAGGCCGGCCTGCGTCTGGATCGGGTAGGCTTCGATCCGATAGCCCATCCCGAGTTGCGGAGTGATCCCGTCGCCACGCATCACCGCGAAGGAGAACCGGCGCGGCGGATCGCGGAACCGCGCCATGAGGATATCGTTGACCCGCTCCGCAACGGACCGCCCGCCGAAGGGGATCCATCGGCTGTGGATCTGCTTGATCGCTGGCCGGCCATAGTCATCTTCGGCGTCCAGGTCCACAGTCGCCACGACACTACGGTAGTTATTGACCTCGTCCAGCGGCTCCAACGGGTTGCGCTGGCCGAAATAGGTCCAGACCTGCGAAATGCGGCGTTTTGGCTGCTCGCGGATGGACAGTTGCGGGTCCGCCAGCGTGTTATCCGGCGTGAAACGGGCCGCATCGGTGGCGATTTCCCGAAGGACCTGTAAGCGCACTTGCGGCGTCGTCAGATCGTCCCACACCGCCAACGCCGCTTGCTGAATGAGTTCGGAAACCAGCTTGTGGACGCTCGTCGGTTCCGGGATCGTAGCAGTGTAGAGCCGCTGCAAGAAGTTGCTGGTCTCATCTTGCCACGCTGACAGTGGAATATAGCTCTCAGGGAAATTCGCGTAGTTGACGAACAGGTCGCGAATGATGTCCGCGGGATCTTCGCCAACATAGCGCAACACCAGTTGCACGCGGTCTCCGGCGCCGTGCTCGCTTGCAGTCGTGCCCAGTTGACCGCGCCCGGATTGCGCCGGCGACTCGTCCGTCTCGAAGGTCAGGGTATCGCCGGAACGCGTAAATGCGCAGATTTCCTCGCCGCCGATCGCGACGTAACCCGAAGATGGGTACTCCGCATCGCCGATGCCGGTTGGCGAGAGTGTGGCGCTGGTTGCAGTATCGCTCAGATCCGACGCCAGAAACCCACTACTTATCTTCGGCGCCTGCGCACGGTCGTCGTCGGCCAGCTTCAGAATGTCCTTGGCGACGATCTTATACTCGCCACTCAGGCTGGGACCCTCTACGCTTTCGATGATGAAGTGCCGGGTTGTCATCTGCGCCAGGGTTTGACTCTCGAAGCCCTGAATCCAGCGCAGCGAATTGCCGATCAGGCGCGTCCCGTACCTCCCGCGCCATTTGCCCCAGAACGTTCCTTGATCGAACGGTTCGCCGTTGAAGATATGCGGGTGGTCCTTGAAGACGATCGTGAGCGAGGCGCGTTCTCCAAGGTTCTCGCCAAGGCTGACCCGCGACGGCGAGAAGGACACCGACTTGACCGACGGTATCGCCTCGATATCGCGTGGCAGATAGTTCGCCGGCTTGGCGAAGCGATAGGTTTCGATCGGAAGTGGAGAGGACGTGCCGGCAAACTCCGGTACGTCGATTTCGACATACTCAAGCGCACGCATCAGACGACGCCCGCCACCTCAAGCGTGATGCTCATCATTCCGTTGGCCAGCTCGTTTTGTGGTCTGGGATCGTTTGTCAGCCACACGAAACCGGCCTCGTTTGGGTAGTCTGTGGGCCGCCAGCCCCAGAAGAAGGGACGCCGCCGCGTTTGCTGCAAGAACGGGCGCATGTTGCTGCGATACCAGGCCGGGGTGAGGTTCTGGAGTTCGATCGTCGTCCGTGTTGTCTCATTCAGGATGATGGTGCCGAGATAGTGCCCGGCTTGACTACGGCCGCTGATCGCCTCCGTCGCGATGCCATCGGTGATCGGGGTGTGGCCGACGTAAATGCGCCGTTGCAGCACAAGAAGTTTGCCGCAGTAGACCACAGCCGCCTCTGGCGCCGCCGTGCCCGGCTGCATACGAATACGGATCCTGGTTACGGCCTGTGGCGTGAAGCGGAATATGACCGGGCCGTCATTCGGAAGCAGCGTGTCGCTGACGACTTCACTCCAGGTTGCGGGGCTGACCGTATCGTCTTCAACCTCGATGGATACCGGGATCTCCGCACTGCCAAGGTTGTGGCGGGCGATGCCGATGTAATCCACTTCTTCTGCCGTCTGAAGGTTCAGCGTGACATACTCATCCTGCTCCGGCGAGGTAGCGACGCCTTGCCATCGAAGGTTCGTCGAAGGGTTCGCGAGATTGCTTGCCGGAAAGCCGCTCGCGCTGGTCGTGCTCGACACGTTCTGTGACGTAACGCGGGTCTCGTAACCCACAATCGGGTTGTTCGCGTTGATGATCCCACCGCCCGACTCGCTATCGGTGATGGTGAGGTTCTTGGATATGACGATCGTCATGCCGCGCTCACGTTCAGTTGCGCTCCGTCGGCCAAGGCATCGTTGAACTGGTCAATCAGGCCCAGCACCTGCTCGCGGCTGAAGCTATCGCCCTGTAAGGTGATGTTGACCCCCTGGCGTACCCCGCCACCCTGGGCCACACCTCCACCGCCGCTGGATTGCGCACTGCTCGCGCTCGCGGCGGCGCTTGAGACTTGCGAGCCGGAACTGCTGCTTCCGCTACCCTTGGATGTTCGGCGAATGGTCGCGATCTCAGCTGCACCCGCTGCTGCCGCTGCTGCCGCGTTCGCCCAACCCCAGGGTGTGCCGCCGTATTGCGCGAGCGTGGCTGTCACGGCCTGCGCGGTGTTGATGACTGCCTGTGCGATCGCCCAGCCCTTCGACTCGCCAAAGATAGAACCGAGCGAGCCCGCGACATCTCCGGCCAAGCCGGCATAGCCGCTCGCCACCATCAGCGCGGCGCGGTTCTGAGCCGACTGCCATTTCTGCGTGTTGCCGATCCCCTTGGCCTGTGCCGCGTTGATTGCATCGATCTGCTCGCGATACCTCTCCATCGGCGTTTGCGCGGTTTCCATGAGCCGCATTCCGCGCGCGATTTGGTCATTCAGCAAAGTGGCGGTCGTGACGGTCTGGGTGTCGAAGCCTTGGCCCTCTTCACGGGCGTCCCGCGCTTCGTTGATCCCGTGCTCGTTCGCGAGCCGGCGCTGACTTAGTTCCGTAATTCGCGCGGCGAGCTCTTTCTGCTTCGCTAACAGACCCTCGCGCTCGCGCAGAACCTCGTTCAACTGGAACTCCGGGTTCATCTGTCCGAACGCGCCTTGCGGCCCGTCACGGCGCAATTTCTCGATGCGCTGGTTTACCCGTTCAAGCTCTCGCTCGGTCTCGCTGAGTTGGCGACGGGCGTCGGTCAGGGGGAGCTCCTGGACATCCCGGAAGCTGAAAAACATCTCCCGGATACTCTGCGTGAGGTCGGCGATCTGCTCGCGTGCGACAGCCGCTTCCTCGGCCATCGTCGCCATCATCGCTTGCCAGTTCTTGCTGATCTTCTTGTTGGCCGTGCCGATGCGGTTGTTGAGTTCCGACATCTTGTCGAGCAGGTGCTGGTCGATGATCGAACTGAAATCACGCGCCTTCTTTTCGGTTCGCGTCAGTCCCTCAGAACCCTGTTCCAAGACACGCACGAGGTCGAGGTTCGCCTTGGAGAACGCTGCGGCGGCGAGGGCGCCTCGGTTTGCCGCATCCGTTTCTCGCTGCATGGCATCGGCTACCAGACGCAGCGCTTCTTCCTGAGAACGGGATGTCTTCACGGCCTCAAAAAGCTGCTGGTCGTACTCTTTGAGCTTGCTTGCCAGCGGGCCAAGGCCAAGCCGTGCTTCACCGACACGCTTCAGAAACGTCTCTAAGCCCTTGTTGAGTTTCTGCTGCTCGACCCCGGCTTCGACAGCCGCGAATTCTAGCGTCTGGTAGAAGTCCGAAGCGACACCGGCGGTGCGCGCTTTCTTGTTGAGCATGTCGAGCTGGTCGGCGATCTGTTCGCTCGCACGCGTGACGGCGATTGCCGCGCTGCCTGCTGCGAGCCCCAGCCCGCCCAGCGCCTTGCCAATGCGCTTTGCCATCCGATCGGATGCGCGGGAGGCGCGCCGCGTACTGCGAATAAACTTGCCGGCGTCCATCGCCAGCCGGACGCGCAGCGCACCGATTTCAGCATCGCCAGCCATAGTCTACCTCATGCGTTGATGTGCGCGCCGTGCCGCGGCCATGTTCCGCCGTGCCCTGAGCCGCCATTCCGGAAGCGGGGCCTCGCCATAGGCTTCGTCGTACATTTCGCGGATTTCGGTTTCGCTTGTGGCGCCGTGCATTTTCTCGGGCTTGCGCTGGTCCAGCAGCCACCAGACCTCGCGCGGCGTCAGGTCCCAGAATTCAGACGGCCTGAGCCATCCGTTGCCTGCGATGGCTTTGAACGCTTCTTCGACGAGCCTTTGCCGCGCCGGCGCCCACGCCGGACTTTTTTTTCCTGGGTCTGTGCAACTTGCTCGGCAGGCGGGACCATGATGCCAACAAGCCCGTTGATCGCGACCATCATCGCTTCAGGTGACACACCGCCCGAGAACATGCCGAGATAGACATCTTCATCGCTGAGATCGGCGCCGGCGTAACGCAGCACGGCCCCGTAAGCCTTGGCGAGCTTGCCCATTGGCGCGGTGCCGCGGGCTGAATACTCGCCGAGCTCGTGCAGCGTGATAATGTCCTCAATGCGGGCCACCGCACCGAGAACACGGTTTGCCGGGATGGTGTAGGTCACGCCGTCCCATTCCAGCGGGATGTCATCGAATGCGCCCATTCACCTAGCTCCCCGGTGTGAAGGTGATCGCACCGGAGTTCTGCAGCTCGGCCTCGAAGGTGATGGCGTCGTTGTATGTGCCGGTGTCGGTGTAGCTCGCTAGGAAGAACGTCCCGGTAATCGTGCGGCCATTCGGATAGGTGATCGTCACCGACTGCTGGCGGTTGCCATTGAACCAGTCGGCCATCAGGGTCTCGTCTTTGGTGACGCCAGACAGCGAAATCGTCACCTGATCTTCCGCCGCCACAGACAGCAGTGTGCGCCAGCCCTCGCTGTCGTCCGCCGTCACATCCACAGGGTCCCCGTTGAGCTGGATGCCTTTTTCGCGAACGCCTGGGATTACTGTTTGCGGGGAACTGTCGCCCCACGCAAACTCGATAGCTCGTCCTACATTTGCAGTCATGTCAGTCCTCTATTTGTGCCAAACGATAAAATCCATGCGGGTGCGGAACGGGTATTTCGACTTCTTCGATCCCGTCTCGCGTAGGTCCTGTTCGGTGTTGAGAAGGACGTATTGCAGTTCGACGCCTTCCGAGGTTCCGACGAACGCAGACAAGACATCGGCAACCGCGCGCGCGGTGTCTTTCGCCCCGGTGTAGGTTGCGGCCCAGCAGTCAAGCTGGATGCGGTCTTCGCGCAGCCCCGCGTCGCCGTCGTCGGCATATAGCGGCGCGCCGGTGATTAGCTGATAGGTGATCGCCGGTAGAGCAGACCCCTGTGGGCGCGTGCTCGGGCTCACGCGATCGCCAACAAGGGCGGTCACGCCCGCATTCGAGAGCAGAAGGGTGACGAGAGCTTTTTCCATCTAACGCCCCCTTGCTCGCGCTTTTGCTGCCTTGCGTGCCGCGCGTTCGGTGGCCTTGCGAACTTCCTGCCAGAGGTGCGCCTTCATCATCTCCAGGACGACACGCTTCTTCCGATCCCAGGCGGGGCGCATGTAGGGCTGTGCGTCACCGTCTTCCCAGCCAAATTCGATAAGATGCGCGTGTGGCAGCGGGCCAGGGCCGGCGAAAACCTCAATGTCGTCCTTGCCGAACCGCTTGCGGTCGCGCCGGTTCGCCTTCGACAATTTCGTCGATACGACGATGGAGTCGTGCAGCTGGCTGTCGTCCTGCGGGACGTGCGCGCGAGCGGCGTCGGCGACTGGCTGCAACGCCTTTTTCATGCCGCGCCGTGCCGTGTTCTTCGCTGTGGCGTCGGGGAGCTTGCGCAGCGCGCGTTTCAGCTCGCGGCCGCCCTCGAATTTCGCCTTGATGCCACCAGCCATCAGGCGTCCGCTGCCTCGGTGTCGGCGCGCGCCACAACGTCGATCTCAAACTCGCGGTTGCGGTCCGTCTCCCGCACGCCGGTGATGTTGTGGGGCCGGCCCTCGTAAATGATGCGATCGCGCGGGTTTACGTCCGCGACTTCGCTTGACTGTCGGATCTTGAACCGGGCCGTGATCTCTGCACCGACTTCCTGGGCTCGATAGCTCTCGCCGGCACTTGCGTCGGTCCGTTCAGCCCACACCGTCGCAAGGTCGGTCCAGGACGCGATTTCCTCGTTGTAGTCATTGTGTGTCACCGTCGCGCGCTGGATGGTGATTCGTTCTTTCAGCTTACCCGCGGCCATCACGCGGCCCTCGCCCAGCGACGGCCAAATTTGATATTGCTCACGGCAGACTGGACAATGCCGAACTCTTCCGCCAATCGCTGCTGGTTCTCGCCGGCAAGCGCTCGTCGCCGAATTTCATTTACCTGAGCTTCAGTCAGCTTCGCGTTGGCGTGCTCTTCGCCGTGGATGTGAGTGCCGTGACGGATCGCATCTGCCCTATTTTCGACAGGCGTCTTCCATTCAACGCATCTCGCGCCGAAGCAGCCTTCGTGCCCCTTACCGCAATTGTGAGCAGCCTGATGCTCTGGTGATGGGGCAGGCCCATGCACAAGCTCACAAACCAAATTGGAAACCGGTCGTTTTTTGCCGTTGTGGACTATCTGACCGTAGCCGCGAGGACTCGTGGAAAAAGGCCACTTCGGGCATTCATCATACATATGCGCCAGGACATGGCGTAACGGCGAACCGTTGCTTGCCCTCTTCCCAAGGGTGCCGCCATGCGTCGCGTCGCCATGGCGCCGCCATCTCGTGTAGTGGCCGCCACACATGCCGCGCCAGCGTGCCGTCTTGTCACAATCAGGAACGGAACAATTCTTCATAACAAGCACCTTGAGTAATTGCTTCCCACGCGAAGCCTGATGCAAATTCCGGCTTGCTGTATTGCTTCCACGCGAGCGCGTGCGCCCATGCTGTGCGGTCCGGCGTGCGGACGTCGTCAATCCGGTGTCCAGCGATCGGCCATGCCATTGATCCCTCGTCGGATGCGACCACTGGCCGGCCGAATAAGGCGGCATCGACGCCCGAATTGCTGTTGTAGGTGACGACGAGACCAGCGCCTTCCAGGGCGGCTTCCAGATCACCCGCGACCCAGTCCACATGCCGGCCAAGGCTCGCCCGCGCTGCGCTACCCTCGCTGGGGTGCGGCCGGAACTTGACTGACCAGCCAGCCTTTTGCAGCGACGCGGCTTGTACCTGATACCATTGGGGGAGGTTCGCGCCCTTGACGGACATATCGCCAGCGACCTGCCCCATTATCAGAGCGTAGCCATCCTCGGGGACATGCCGGTCCCTCATCAGATGCGAGAAGTGACGCTCCCAGCGGCTTGCATCCTCGAACGGCCCATAAAAGCGCCCGCGGTTGTTCAACCCGCCGCCGAACGAAACGCTCGTCCATTTGAAGCGATCGCCCACATAGCCGCGCTCAAGGATGCAGACCTCGCAACCATCGGACTTGGCACGACGAATGATGTCCTGCCGGCGCACGCCCCACAGCACAACCAGGTCGGCGGGGTCGTAGTCTGCCTGCACATCAACGCGCCAACCGTGGTGCTTCAAACCTTCAGCGAACGCGGCGCCCCAACCGTGTTGATGGGTTCCGCCGCGCGCGATAATCAGCGCACGTTGCCTGATCATACTCATAGCGCGGCGCTTACTCGGGGAAGTTTTCCCGCTTGCGCTCGCGTTGGCGGTCGCGCAGGAGGGTCCACAGCCGCGCCAATGCCAGCGCCAGGCCAACCACCAGGGAAAGGGTCGTCAGAAGTTCATTCACGCGCGTGAGCCACGGCGCCCAGGCCGGCGCGGAAATCAAACCACCGGCCAGTAAGGTGTCTTCCGCGTGATGCAACAGATAGATCTTATTGGGCATGCTTTTCAGTTGTATCGTTCGTTACAACGCTCACGAGGCCGGCGCGCGCCACAACACTCCAATACCCATGCTGCTGCCGGTCCCGATCAACTCTCTGTGCGGGTAATGGCCCTTGATCTCGGACCATGCGCGCGGCACTTCGACGGGGAAGCCGTCAGCTTTGCTGGTTACGCCTTCGCCGGCGATGTCGTGGAACGCGATGATTGCCGCCTCGGACCCCCAGATCAGCCAGTCGGTCATCACGCCCTCATAGCGATGATCGCCGTCGATCAGCGCGGCATCAAAGCGCTTGCAACCGCGGTGTGCCGCCGCGTGCCTGACATGATCGCGTGTCGCCATGACCTGCGAGTTCGCGATGACAGTGACAATCTGATAACCGCGATCGCGAAGATCACACGCCGCAAGCCGCAGAGAGCGCTCGCTCGTCTCCGTGCCCCAAGCCGCGCCAGGGAGGTCCACCGCCACACCCAACGATCCTTTCGGCAAAGTGGACATGACCGCATGAAACGTGTCGCCGTGGCGGGCACCAATTTCCAGGTAGGACCGAGTGCCACGATCGTTGAGCAGGTCAATGAATGCCGACAGCTCGTCTTCGCGCTGTGACGGCTTCCGGCCGGAAAAGGTCTTCATCTCAGTAGAACCGCGTTAGCCGATAAGCACTGATCAGAGCATTGCGTGCTTGAAAGCCTGGCCCAGCATTCATGTCCGCCGCGCCGCGCATCTCGAAGGCGTCATTCACCGCGAACAGCAGCGCGTGGATAATCTCACTCGGAACTTGAGCGGGTTGCCAGCCAGCAGTGAACTTGATCGTCACCGGCGCGGGCACTTCGATCTCATAGGCTGGCCACACAGCACCGTCGTTTGGCATCACCACACCGCCATCGTCGCCGGTCAAATCCTCCTGATAGTCGGTTCCGGCCGGACTGGAAGACGGTCCCGTGAGTGCCACGGTCGCGCCGTTGTGGACGTATTCGATGCTTTCGACGGATTGCGTCTTGCCGCGCGGCAGCCGGATTTCCTGGCGAACATCGCAGGGAAAGCCACGCAGGACCCAGGTATGCGAGCGCGCGAAGATCGTCCGGTGCATCGCCCCTTCAGCCCATGCGATGGCCGCGAGCAAATAGGTCTCCATCAGGGTATCAAAGTCACTGGAATCGATCGCGGAGTGTTGCTTGATCAGGTCCAAGTTCACGGGCAACGGCGAGGCATCGACCGGCGCGACTTCAAGCCGTAACGGGTGCAGGGGATTGTTCAATGGCATCCTCCAAACTCATCATCGGGAAGCACGTGAGCGCGCTGCCTGGTGTGCAGTTGATGATGGTGATATGCGCGGGCAGCTTCGCTGCGGCCTTGGTGAAGGCGGTGACGAACCCGCTGTAGTCCTCGGTGTTGCGCAACGGGGCGGCATGGTCCCCGAAGAAGTGGCGCTTGCCGCCAACCATCCTCATGTCGAAGCCGACGAGGACGATGAACGTGGCGCCGAACTGGATCGCCAGGTTGACGGCTTGAAAGCCGCTGTTTGAACCGTAGTGGATCACGTCGGGTTCACGAGCGAAGGTTTCGCCGTCCTGCCCGAGAATGAGGTTCAGGCCCCAGCGCCGCGCGGCCTCGTCCTTGTTGTCTTCAAAGCTCGCGGACACGCTATGGCTTGACCACTTCTCGCCTTGGAAGTCTGGGCAGCCTTCGCGCTCATTCCACCAGCGGCGATCACAGCCATAAAGGACATCAGCAAACGGCAAGAGCCGATAGGCGTCCTGCACGGCAACGACCGGGAGTCCGCTTTCACGGACCTGTGCCGCCACTTCCGGCGTGAGAGACGGCCCCGGCGCGGCAACCACACACCGCCGCCACCGCTTCACAACCGGCGTCAGCCTTTCGTGTCCCGCGATCCTTCGAATGCCTTGTTTTCCGGCGCGGGCTCCTTGCGCGGCCGGCCTTTCGGCTTTTTTTCGGTGACGATCTCTCCGGCACCATCCGCGCTGGCGCACTTGGCAAGCGTATGCGTGATCTGAACGGGGATGCGGTACTCACCTGGCTCCAAGACGCCTTTTCCGCTGTCCCATCGCCGGTTCAGTTTCAGCGTTTGCATTCGTAGTCACCGTACCTTTCGATGATCTCATGTGCCCAAGCCAAACGCCACGCATATTGATAAGCTCACCATTTTGCATAGTGTCTATCAGGTATGCGTGGCGTTTTTACTTATTCAGGACTATTGGATAGTCCGAATGAACTTGATTGCGTCATTGTTCAAGACAATGCCGCCTTCACGGCGACGGATGTAGAACCGGACGAAGCCAGGGTTCGTCACGTTGTCGCGCGTAACGCGCATGCCCACACGATCAACCAGAAGATAGGCGCGGCGGAAGTTGCCGAACGCGATGGGGAAGTTATCAGCCCCAATGTCCGGCATCTGCTCCCACGTCTCGACAGGATAGCCGAGCAGGCTTGCCGGTTGGCCCTGCTGCAAACCCGGCTGCCAGTGGTATTGGCCATTGCTATCCTTGAGCTTGCGGACCGCGCCAGTGGTCGCAGAGTTCATCACCCAGGTTGCGCCCATGCGATAGGCGCTGTTGAGGGTGTAGATCGTGTCGATCAGACAATCCGCGAGGATACCCGGTTGTGCCGGTGAACCCGCCGCGTCGGTATCGCAAGCAACATACTGATAGGCCGCCGCAGCGCGCTTCGGTGAAGCGTCGTCGGCCGTCAGGACCGGTGTGGTGTTCAACATACCGGTCGGCTTGCTTGTGCCGTTGCCGTCGATGACCGCCTGGCCTTCCTGAATGGCGAACTGCTGCGCGACTTCATCGGCCAGCCAGCTCTCCACGTTGAAGAACACGTCATCCAGCGCCCATTCCGAAACCTGCGGATAGGCGTAGAGCTCACCATGCGTCGGGGTGACCTCTCGCAGTTCCGACGTGTTGGTCTCCGAGCGCGAACCCTGCTCACCAACCCAGCCGGACGAAGCGCCGCGGATGTTGACCAGCTCCTTGTAATCCGACGTGCTGGAGTTGACCGTCTTCACCAGCCGGCGGACAGGCGAGAATTGCAATTCCAGCCGCTCGATTTCCCGCGCGATCTGTTCCGGGACGGCATAGCCACCAGCGGACTGCGTGCCGATATTGACTTCCTTGTGTTCACGGGCCTGCTTGGACAGGTCCTGCATCTTGGCTTCGAGGTTCGCATCCTGGCCCTTGGCGCGGATCCAGCCCTCGAAAGTCTCGGCATATTCGTCCTTGAGCCGGTCAATGGCCGTCTTGCCAGGATTGGCCCGTTGCGCTTCGAGCTCTTCGATGCGATCACGCTGGAACTCCTGTTCGCGTTCCAGCTTCTCCTTCAAGTCGGCGAACTTGGACACATCCTTGTCGATGCGCTCCAGCTTCTCGCCGAGCTCGGCTGCCTTGGACTCGTCGCCTTTTTCCAGAGCGGCAAGCCGGGCATCATTAGTCTCCTTATAGGCTTCGAATGCCGAGCCCATATGGTCGATAGCGTCTTTGATCTCGATGAATGAGGTCATGTTGGTCTTGGTCTCTTGTTGAACTTAAACTGTGAAACCAGCCACGACCGAATTGTGAAATTCGGGTCTGGGCGGTCAGCGCTTGAGTGCCGCGCCGCCGATCCTGTCCGTTAGACGGTTGATCGAAGCCAGCACCTCACCTTCGACGCTTTCGGCATCCCGCCGAACCGGCATATCAAGCGTCCCGCTCGTATCCTCGGAGTCGAAAACCTTGGAAGCGATACGCATGGCGACCTTGCGGCTGTATCCTGCCTCTCGCAGGAACCGCTCAAACTCGCGCTCGGTCGGCACGTACTCGCCACCATCCGACAGCCGCGCCTTGGCGGCTGAAACTTGAGCTAGTGGATTCATCGCGAGCGATGCCAGCGACACCTCCCACAGCTCGATTTCTTTTAGGAGCCGATTGCCATCGTCGTCGAAATCGGCATCGCGTGTCCGGTAGCCGATCGACAGACCGCGGACGGCTTTCTTCTTCAGCAACGTGCGCATGTCGTTGCCGAGCGTCGTATCGACGAGCTCGCCTTTGACGAAAAGCCCCTTGTCGTCCTCACGCATCTCCAGCCAGACACCTGGAACCTCATCCGCCTTATGCATCCAGAACATCTGAGGCATGGTCCCGGCCTTGCGGTGCTCAGCCAGAGTGCGCTTGAAGGCGCCGGGGACGACGACATCGCCACCAAGATCGACGTTGCCGAACACCGATCCGTATCCCGAGAATTCGCGATCGCTGAGCGCCTTCAGCTCGAAGGTGACATCAAGTTGCGCTGTCATCATCGCCCCCGTTTTCCACACCGCCGCCGCCGCCCGAAGGATTTTCGTTCTCTGGCGCCTCGGCCGTCTGGCCCGATGGTCCCTGGCGCCAATATTCATCGCCGCCATTCTCGGGGCCGATCGGGTTCATGTCTTCTATTGACCTCCAATCGTCCGCACTGATCACACCGGCCTGTCTCTGGATAGCGAGACCTTCCTGGCGCTCTTTGAAGTTAGCGCGGATGGCGCCGTCGAGGTTGAAGCGGACAATCACGCCATTGCGGCGATCTTCTTCAGACAGTAGCGCGCGCTCCATAGCGGCCTCGAAGATGCGCGCGTAAGGAAGGATCACGCTTTGCGTGAAGTCGCGGTTCTGCTCTTCGACGTTATTGAACGTGCCGCGCGTCAGGTCGCCAACCATGTGCGGCGGAACGCCGAACGCGCCGGCAATGACCGTGCGCTGGTATTGGCGCGTCGCAAGGAACTGCGCTTTCTCGTTGTCGATGGCGATCTGCTCGCCAATCTCGATACCCTTCGGTAGCAAGAGCGCCTTGAACCGACCCCGTTTCGCGTAAACGTTCTGGAATTCTTCGGTGAAAGCCCGGCGCTCTTCCTCTGTCTTGTGGCCTTGCGAACCCTCGGCATACTTGAGCACCATGCCCGGCATGGCCCCATTCCCGAACACGGCCGCGCCCATCTTCTCCGCGGCGATCTCCAGTGCGATGGCTTCAGCGATGTCGTTGATCGGGGAGTCACCGATCATGCCGTCACGGGCCGCCCCGCGTGCGTGCATGATCTCGTCTGGCCCGTACTCCTTTTGTTCTCCATTTGCCAGCTGGACGCGGTATCTAAGGTCCAGCGTGTCGGGGTCCTGGTCCACAGTGACATGGCTGGGCGGGAACGGCAGAAGCTGGCGGATAGGCCCAGTGCGCCCGCGCCCTTTCACGGCGTAAAAATTGTTGTAGCGGACCAGCCAGGACATCGCATCGAGCCAGAAACTCACACGGTCCTGGTAGCGGTTCGGGCGGTTCAACAATCGCGCGACCGGATGATTGGGCAGTTCGCGCTTTGTAACCCGTCCGTTGGTTGTCGAAGTCTCCAGCACGCGCACGGGAAGCGTTGAAATGCGCTTGGAAATCGCCGCGACAATCGCTGAGATGGTCGGTGACTGCATCGCTGTATCGGGCGATACAGATACCCCGGAGATCGGCGCGTGAGCGGCTTCAAGGCGCTCCAGGACCTGGTTGATCGACAGCGTTGTCGCCTGCTTTCTGGCGAGCGTTATGTTCAGCCCGAAGATATTCAAATCACTAGCACTCCGCCTTCCACATACCCGCCTGAATCGAGATCGGCCGTCGCAGCGACGCCGCGCGCCATTGTCAACGAAACCATGCCGTCGATGCGCCCGCTCGACTTGTTCTTGGCCAGCTTCCGGTTGCCGGCGGGGTCTGACTGCACCACCGCATTAGCCGCGCACATGGTCAGGATCGGGTGCCCGCCGTGCGCGAAGCGCTCGTTGAGCAAATCACTCTCCAGGTCACGCAGCGCAGGTGACATGGACTGGAAGCCCTGCCCGAATTCCACAAAGCGCCCAAGCTCTTCATCGCTGAAGCCGGCTTTGACGAGCCAGGATTTCAGATGCCGGAAGTTCCACCGGTCGAAAGCGATCGCCCGGATGTCCAGCTCGTCGAAAAGAAGGCGCAAATGCTCGGCGATATACTCGTGCTCAATCGACTTGCCCGGCGTCAGCGAGAGGTGACCTTGCTCGTACCAGGTGTCGTAAGGCACGCGATCCTTGCGTGCGCGTTCCCTCAGACCTGTCTCCGGGAGCCAAAATGTCGCGTGGGTATGCCACCTCCCATCGACGGGCGCGATCAGCACAAGCGCAGTGAGGTCATTCGCCTCTGACAGATCCAACCCGGCGTAGACTGGATAGCCACGCAGGCTCGACAATGGCGCGTCAGCGTTGGCATTCCACACCGATCGCGTGACAAACGGCGAATGGACCTCCACACGCTGATTGAGCACAAGGTTGCGGTACGCCGCCTCGCGAGATGGCATCCGCTGCGCGTCGTGCGCCTGCGCCAGAACCTCGTCGGCGTTCATGAACTCACTGAACGCCGGGTTGGCGCGCTCGATCGTCTCGACCGCGAACGGATCAAGTTCGGTCGGCGCGGTATACAGCGACACGACCGTTTTCGGGTCGTTGCTTTCCAGCGCGTCGTCAATCAGCACCGATAGCAGATCGGCGTCAGTCGGCGCCTGCGTCGAGATGACGATCGACAGCGGCGATTCCTGCGCGGCAGTCGCTGTCTCCAAAGCCTCGTACAGATCGCTGCGCGGGCCTTTGACCTGCCCGAGTTCGTCGTGAACGATGAACACAGGGGAGAGGCCGAAGGACGTGCTCGCATCCGCCGAGAGCGCACGATAGAACGTCCCGAGTTCCTTGCACTCCAGCACCTTGTAGGAATCGATGATGCGGATATGATCCCGCAGCACCGGCGACATGCGCACGATCTTCTGCGCCAGCCTGAAGATGATGGCTGCTTGTTCTCGCGACAGCGCCGCGCTGAACAACTCGGAATTCGGTCGCGCCTCTGGACCGACGAGGTGCAGCAGCAACAGGCACGCCGCCAAGGTCGTCTTGGCGTTCTTCCGCCCGAAACTGATAATCGCCCGGCGCGTCCCGTGCGGATTGTCGTAGATCCGCCGGATTTCCGCCTTCTGGAATTTCGCGAGCTTGAGCGGCTGGCCAACGTATTTTCCTTCGGGAACCCGGCAGTGTTTCTCGATCCACCGGATGTTCCGTTCGGAGCGTTTTAGCCTTCCCAAGGCTTGGAACCGGACTTCGGCCGGCCAGTGCGTTTCTCCGGGCCGTACACAGCTTGCTGCGACAAGCGCATCGCCGACGCCAGTGATTTGATCGCCTCGGTCTCGCGGCGCATCATCTTCGTCAGACGGTCCCACTCCGTGATCTTGAAGTCGTCGCCACACTCCATGCGGTGGAGCATGGTCGCGATCTTGCGCGCTCTGACAACGTGACGGCAGTACTGCGCCAGCAATCCCTGCGTCTCACGGCCAAAATGCTCTGCCGGCATCCGATTGACGATGTCGGTCCACTCCGCGGCCTCTTCGTCCGTGAGCTCAGCCGGGGAGGGCTGGCGCGGAACTGCTTCGACCGCCGTGGTGTCTGGCGTCGGAATGGGCAGCTCGCTGTCTCGCTTACGTCCGCGGGCCATACGTGTCTCTTTCACTTATGAACAATACTAATGGACCGGGCTGAAACTATCATTGGGGTGAATAAATGCCCCTTCTTGGATTTAATTTTTTGTTAGTTTCGCCGCCGGTCCAGAGACTGAAGGAAAAAAGTTTTCGACCCGCCCCCGGTCAATTGTTCCAAGGATGATCCTTGTCGATCGGCAGTCCTTTTTGGCTGCAAGCCGGGGAGTGCTTGCCTTTCTCTTTGAGTTGCTTGTGTTTATTGTGACAGGTCTCACACAACGCCTGCCAGTTATCCGTATCCCAAAACAGGACAGGATCGCCCTTGTGAGGCGTGACGTGATCGACGATCGTGGATGGCTGCCCGCAACCCGTCATCGCGCAAATTGGATGCAACGTGAGGAATTCCTCGCGAGCTTTCTCCCAGTCATACCCGTAGCAGCGGGTGCCGTTGATGCGTTTCACTGTAACGGGGATCGCGCGCGGGCTCGTGACCGGAAATGAGAAAAGCCACACATACGAAGAAGCACGTGTGGCTTGACCCAACAAACAACGGAGTATCTTGATCGTGCAATATTGATACGACACTCATACCCCGAGTGTCAAGAATAAAAATCTTTTATTGGCTCCACGCATGACGAATTTCGAAGATGTCACACAGGAGACGGCACGTGAACTGTAACATATCGTTAATTTTGTCTTTCGCTCGTTTGTTTCCCAGGTGAGGGCAGTACACTTTCTTCAACTCCAGCAGGTCAACATCTTCATAGGCGTCCCGCTGGATCAGATCTACAACAGGCAAAGCCCACTGCGGAAGTTTGCCACGCACCTGAGCCAGTTGGCTTTGTGCCTCCACAGTCTTTTCCTGCCGGCTCTGCGCGTTGTCACCACACGGGATGCGCTCGGCATAGCCGAACTGCGCTGGCGATCCGCCACAACTCAATACGTAGAGGAACTGCAACCGTTCGGCCGCTTCCCTGTCGGCGCTATCAAGGACGCCGCGGTTTTCCAGGATGGACACGAAGCGCTTTCGCCGGTCGCCGGTCGGATGCCCTTGCGGCGTCGTGGCCACCTCGTCAATGAGCCGGACATGGGCTCGTCTGGCGTGTTTCAGGCGCTCAGGGGTCGGGTCCCCGTATGCAACTGCTTTGTGGCGGTTGCGTCGCCCGTGCATGAGCTCAAGGGGATCAGCGCTGCGCGCCAGGCTCTCGCGGCTGGCACGAACGCGTTCGTCGGCTCCCACAGGCTCCACCGCCGCCGGGGCTTTGTCGGGTGAGACTTCCGGCAGCGTGACAGGCTGCTTACGCTTGCGACCGCCATTGCGTCGGCGGGGTGATGTCTTACTCAACGGCGCGACGACCTC